AAGAAGCTTAAGGCTACTGGCTTTAGCGACGGTGTTAAGGGAGATAACTTCGATATCCGGCGTATTCGCGATCAGCGTGGTAACATGATGCTTGCGGTCACGCCTTACGATGACGAAGATGGTGCCGGGACAACTGCGGTTATCCCGTTCTCTGACTTCAAAGCAGAAGCTGATCGTATCAGGTCTGGGCGTGTCGCCCGTGGCCAAAGTCGTACATCCGCCCGTGGGATTAACGCTTATCGCCGTATCCCCGGAGAGAGTACTGCTGCCCGGCTTGCCCGAATTAACCGAGAGGTTGCTCAGGGCGCTGATCCGGTCTATCATCGAAAATAAGGAAACCTAATGTCGGATGGCAAATCATTCCGCGATCCTGTCTATGACAAGATTGAAGCGGAGCTTGAGAAGAAGTACAATCTGCCTCGGGGCGGGATGAGCGCCATTCGCACTAGGGGCGAGCGCTCCAACTCCGATCAGATTAGCCCTAAGGGCGCTGCTACGGTGTATCAGATTATCCCGTCAACTCGTCAGCGCTTCAAGAAAGTTTATGGCATTGACGCCTACGCTTCTAAGGAGGCCGCAGCAGAAGTTGCGGCTCTCCACCTTAGGGACGATCTTAGGCGTTACCGAGGCGACTGGAATAAGGCTGTTGCCGCGTATAACGGTGGCGCTAAGGGCGTGACGGCTCCTGTGAAGGAAACCCGTGATTACGTCCGTCGAGTGACCGGGCAGGACTTGACGGTCCCGGCTGGTACGAGCGGCGCTACTCAGCTTGCTCCCGGTATCAACATATCGGAACTGAGTTACGATGACCTTAAGGATGTTGCTCCTGAGGATATCGGTAGCCGACGCCCTCTCGGCCCGCAGCAGGAAGCTCCGAAGAAAACTCGTGAGCAAATCCTCAATGACGCTTTGGTTGGTGGTCGTGACCTTACTGTGGAACGGCCCGATCAGGCTCCGGATATCTCGGTCGAGAAGAAGGAGCAGGCTGCTGCTACCAAGGCTGAGACCGAGCGTGCTGCTATTGGCTTCACTGATCGCCTCGGTGCGGCCATTGAAAAGAATTGGGTACTAAATCAGATCATCAACGGCATTGACCGTGAGACTTTCGATGAAGACCCCGAGTTCCATGACTTCTACGTCAAGAACATCGACGAGATTGAGAAGGTGGCTGAAACCCCTGCTGAGCGTGATGCTATGCGGGAGGCTACCAGCCGTCGCGACCTTACCCGTATTATAGGTGAGATTACCGCTCAGCGTGAGCAGGATAAGGTCATCAATAGCAATGGTACTGGTCTGATGTTTGAGCTAGGTACTGCGCTTACTGACCCTGTGGGTTGGGTTGCTACTGCTGGCGTTGGTAAGATCGGACAGTTGGGCTGGAAGGGCTACACGCTTAGCCGTGCTGCCTTGGAAGGTGCTGCGGTCAACGTAGGCCTAACCGCCTCGCTCGATTACTCGGGCCGCAGCCAGACCGGCACGGACTACCTGATTTCGGGCGTCACAGGGCTTGCTCTGGGCGGTGCGCTGTATCCCCTTACCAAACCCTCCGGGGCGCTGGATGACAGCCTGACGGTCGCCACAGATGATATTCTGAGGGCTGCTCGGGCCGAGGCGGCTGACACGCTGGACATGGCGAAAGGCCGTGCCGGTCCCGAGGCCTCTAAGGAACAGATCGTGCAGGAAGTCCGCACTATCCAGACCGAGCGGGTACGGGGCGAGCTTGAAGCTAGTCTTGCCGATGTCGGCGACGAAAGTAAGTTCCTTACGGCTGATGAAGAGAACATCCTTACCCGCACTCCGGGTGCACAGGCTGCGCAGATCGCTAAGTCTGGGCTGGATGCTGTTGATGACGCCGGTGAACGTGCGCTGGTCGCAGAGATTACTGCGCGCAGTGAGCAGATCGTTGCCAACAACCCGATTGATGCAGCAGGCCTACAGGGCCGCGTATTGCAGTCGGTTGGGCAGGAAAGCACCGGTCTTACCATGCTGCGCTCTAAGTCGCCTGTGATGCAGGCTGCTGCTATCCAGTTGCTCGAAACGACGACTGGTGCCGGTGGCCGTAGGCGTACCGCTGCTATGTCTCAAGTCGTTCGTGAACGGGTTTACATGCGCCATATGATTGAGTATGAGCAGATGTTTAACCAGTGGCGTAAGGCTGAGGGTAAGGGCTGGCTTGCCGCGCATCTGAACAAGGATGTGCGTGACCAGTTCGACCGGGAAGTGTTCTTTGAAGTGGAGAAGCGGTACGGCCAGAAGGCGGGAACGCGGTTCACGAATAACAACGCTGTAGCTCGCGCTGCGGATGCGTGGGAACGTGGAATGGCTCAGATGGCTGCTGAACAGCGTCATGTGGGTACTCTTGGTTCCTTGCGGCTTCCCACCTCTTCGGTTGGATACATGCGGCACGTCATTGAAAGCCGTCAGGTTATGAAGATGGATGATGCCGAGCGTAGGACTGTGGAAGGCATTCTTGCTAAGCAGTTCAATGCGCTTAATGAGTATAGCTATATCGACAAGGTAACTAAGGAGAAGGTCACTAAGAACTTCGATCCTGCGTTCAGTCGTAAGCTGGCTAAGGCGTACCTAACCAAGGCTATGCGCCGAGGCAATGGTTCCTACGATGTACCGGTCAATATCCATAGCTCCGAAGGTGCAGACATCATTGATGATGCGCTCAAGGGACTGTCGGGGTTGGACGATGCTAGCCGTGAGGCGATCCTAGGTAAGTTTAGCCGTGGTGGCGCAAGTTACACTAAGGGCCGTCTGCGCCTTGATCTGACTGCTCCTATTGGACCTAACAAGGTTCTGGGCGATCTGTTTAGACAGGACATCATGGGCCTCTATCGTACCTATGCTCGTCGAGCCTCCGGTGAGGTTGCTTTGGCGCAGTATGGAGTTTACGGTAAGAAAGGCTTGGACCTGATGCGCGAGGCGGCTGAGAGAACGGGTGCTTCGGCCAATGAGCTTAAGGCATTCGATCAGGTAGCTGCTGAGTTCTTGAATACCCCGTACCGCAATGCTGTGCGTCATGCCTTCATGGACAACGTGCGTATTGCTACGTCTGCTGCTCGTCTGGGCGGCATGGGGTTCACGCAGCTTGGTGAGTATAGCAACGGGCTGGCGGCGCTTGGCGCTGCTCGGGTCATGTCTTCGATCAAGTCGATGCCTCGGCTGGCTGGCGAAGTGCGGGCGGCTGCTCGCGGGGAGAAGGTGAATAACCCGATCCTTGCGTCTATTGACGACCTCGGCGGCTCTTTGGGTTCGGACGCTTACCAAATGACCCGTATGTTTGATCTTCCCGATCAGGAGGTTCAACTGTACAATGACATGACTGTTGGGCTGGCTGGCCGCTTCCTTCGTGGAGGTAGCCATATGGTCTCGGTTATGTCGGGACACCGGATTATAACTGGTGTGCAGACCCGAGGTATGGCTGAGCAGATTGTTCGCAAGGCTGTCGGCTATATAAAGAACGGCAAGGAAAGCAAGGCGCTTCTGGACATGGGCTTCACTCGTGAGGTTCAGGCAGATATCCGCAAGAACCTTTCCAGCATCGCTAAGTTCGACAAGCGGGGTAAACTTGTGTCTCTGGACCTTATGGCAGGAGACCTTGATCCTAACCTTATGATGTCGTTCCGCGACAGTGTGGAACGTGGTGCAAGTCAGATCATTCAGCGTACCTACACCGGCGAGACTGGTGCATGGGCGCACAATGACTTTCTTAAGCTGCTATTCCAATTCCGCACGTTCTCTCTCACATCGATTGAGAAGCAGTGGGGACGCAATCAGAAGAACTACGGAGCTATCCGTTCGTTCGCTATTCTGATGGGCGCTATGTCGTTCGCCATGCCCATTCACATGGCGAGGTTGAATGTGCAGATGATTGGGAAGTCCGAGGAAGAACGGAAGAAGATTGCTGATGAACGGATGTCTGCGATAGCCCTCGGGCGCGCAACTCTGAACTATGCCTCGTCTGCTGGCTTGCTCGGGGACGTTCTGGACGTTGCTGCTGGTTTCGCCAGCAATACCGGCCTGATTGACGAAGACCTTGCTGTTGCCTTCACGGGTGGCGGACAAGGGCGGCAGTCGGTGTCAGGGCTGGTTCCCGGCCTCGGTATGGCTGACGATCTGCTCAAGGGCACGGTCGGCGGTCAATTCGAGAAGCTGCCTAAGCTGTTGCCGGGTAGCAATCTGCCGATGGTCACTCCGCTGGTAAACGGGCTGACTGCTGACGAAGAATAAGAGGCGTGCGGGCCTTCGGGCCTGCCGCTTCTAGTACCGTATAGCACAAAGGAATTACAATGGCTGATCCTACGCTTGTTCTGTATAGCGTAAATGAATGGCCGGGTGATGGTGTCCAAAATACGTTTGAGATTAGCTTTTCTGGCGGCTATATTAGCAAGGACCACGTAAAGTCTTCTCTGATGTTTCAGGGCGGTAATGGTGTAGAGTGGCCGTTTACTTGGGTAAATGACTTCACTATCCTTACGACCACCCCGCCGCCGCTTGGGTTTACCTTGCGGGTCTATCGGGAAACTCCGAGAAATACCCCCCTAGCAGACTTCTCTGATGGCGCTATCGTCACTGAGATCAGTCTAGACACTAACGCCAAGCAGGCTGTCTTTCTGGCAGCAGAGGCACAGGATCAGGAGATACTTAATCTCCGCACATCGATCACTACCCCGCATGGCGCTCACCTTACTGCCCCCGGCTTCATCCTGTTAGGAGAAGACGGTACTCCCGTCACTACTCCTTATCTCGACACGATTATAAAGTCTGGCGTCGAGGTCACGGACTATGGCACTTGGGGCGGCGAATTTGAAACTGATTATGGAGCTTGGGGCTAATGTCTCGACTTATTCTTCCTCATGCCCCTAACGATACGTTCGGGGACGATGTTCTTGCTCTGGGCGAAATTGTTGTCGATGAGACTAACAAGGCTCTGCGTCTTGGCGATGGTGTCACCCCCGGTGGTATCCTCGGCTCGTTCGATGGCGACCAGATCGAAGAACTCGTTAACACTGCGGTAGCGGCTCGTAACGAGAGTGTCGCCGCCAAGGATATTGTTGTTGCCGATGCGGCAGTAATCGCCACTACGCGCACGGAAGTCCTTACTGCTGCGGCTGATGCTGCTCAGGATGCTGCCGATGCGGAGACTGCGGCAGATCAGGCCACTGCGGCCCTTGCTCAGGTTACGGCCATCACTGGCGTTTCCTCGACCCCCTTCCCCAACACCTATGCGACCAACCTGCCTAAGGGCGTGCTTGGTACTACGTCGCTTGTCGGCGGTTCGGGTGGTGCGGATGGTACATTCGCCCTCGGGTTTGCCGGTGGCAGCATTACGGGTATGGAGGGCACGTTCACGGTTGAGGGCGGTATCGTTACCGACATCACCATTACGAAGCGTGGCTTGGGCACCGGCACTACGCCGCCTACGCTCGACTTCACTGCCTCGGCAGGACTTTCCGGAGCATCGGCCACCGCCGTTGTGGGTAATCTGTTCGGTGTTATGGAACACTATTGGGTAGCGGCTGCTGACAGCAAGTCTATCGTCTTGTTCTTCAATAACAACGTGGCAACGCCTGCACCTGCTCTGAACCCGGACGGGTCGCAGATCAGTCTTCCGGCTACGAACTACCTTAACTCCATTGCTGCGCGGCTCACTCCTTTCGAGGTAGCCCCGGCTGCGAATAGTGCGCTTAATCGTATTCTCAATCTGTCGATGGCAGGTTTGGATTTCTCGGTTGGCTACTATATCTCTAGCTGGCTGCGCGACGACTTTGGTGCTGGCGGAACGCCGCGCATTCGCCTTGAGATTGCCCGGCAGTCTGACAGTGTGGTCGTGGCGTCGCTTTCAGGCATCGCTGGTGGCCTTGGCGATGGCTCGGGTATGGCGGGCATCAAGACCCTCATTCTGCTCCCTGTGGGCGGCTCTGGGGCGTCTGGACTGGCCGTGGTGGACTTCGGGACCGATGAAGGCGACGGGGAAGGTCCGGCGTTCAATCAGGAAATCTCGACCAAGCTTGCCAACTGGCGCATTATGTTCAACGCTGCTCAGCTTACGGCTGTATCGGCAGCGGCTACTACGGCAGCAAAAGCTGAGAGTGCCAAGAAGGATACTTGCTTTATCCCTACCGCTACCGATGAGTATGCGATTGGGTTCATCAAGGATTGCTACATCGAAGGCGGGTATAAGAACCACGATTACATCATCAATTACGAGACGATCTACTTCGCTGGAAGTGACTTGTATCGTATCCGGTTGTGGCTTCGTGACCTTACCCTGAATATGGACGTCGCTCAGCGTACTATCCTTAATACGGGGCCGATTACCTACCAGCCCTCGCAGATGCTGCTCTATAGGGACAGCCTGCCGAACTACACGGGTATTGCCTGTATGCTCTGGGTTGACTGGTCGAAAATCCTGTTCACCAAGTCTACGACCACGTACACCACTATGGCTGCTACGGGTATCCGCAAGGATCGTATCTTGACCAAGGATATGATGGATGACTTCCTCGTCGCTGCGAAGCCCGCTGTTCACTTGACGGTTGGTCCGGGTACGCCTACGGCTACTCACTTCAATTCGCTGGTGGATGCAGTTGCTTCGACGTATCGTCCTGATGTTGGCGATATCACTCGGTCTAAGTACCCTATCTCGGATGTGTGTTCGTATTCCAATCAGTACCTCGTTGAGGTCGTTGGGGACGCTTATCATGAGATTGTCCCGAATGTCGTGTACAGCGGCACTGGACAGAGTGTGATCGTCGTTCCTCCGTTTATGACTATCCGACTTAAGCATGACACCATCGTCGAGAGTGACGTTGAAGGTCCGGCTGACACCGCGCCGGTCTTTGAACGGCATAGGTCGAGCCGCCTTGAGTTCGGCACCGTTATCAATAACGGGCAGGGATACTGCGATCATATCGATGGGTTCGGTGCTACGACCCTCGATGCTAGCACGGGCACGATGAATAACCCGGTGCGTACCGTGTCGTTCGGCGTGAACTACAAGGTGCCTGATGGGCATAACGCCCCGCTGATTGGCTCGGGTATCTCGGATGGTCAGACTATCCTTATCGATACCTGTAGGTTCATCCGTGAGGGTACTGAGAGCGGGTACTCGTATGTACTCATTCACAATGTCCCGATTGGGTTCTACCCGGCGAATATCATTATCCGCAACTCGTACTTCAACGATGCGGCTGTGGACGGTGCTACCGGCCTGCTGCTGCTCAAGACGTTCGATATCGACATTACGCATCGCGTTGTGATCGAGAACACGGAGATTGATAGCATTACGGCGCATACGGATCATCCCGGCTTGCCGGGCTATGAGCGTAGGTTCCCGCTGGGGTCGATTACTCTTCTGGGTAACGACACTCTCGCTTACTAACACTCGGGAGGCTTTAACCGGCCTCCCGCATTACAAGGAGACGCTTTGTGGCGGCGAATGAACAATCGCTAGGTCTGCTGCACGAAAAGGTAACGCAAGTCCTCAGCGAGGCTCTTGACGGTGACGAGCTTCCGGGCTACACCGAAGAGACTGCTGACGGGGAAACGGTCGAGGTTCCGCCTCGTCGTCTTCCGCCTTCGGCTGCTATCATTGCAGCGGCTACCAAGTTCCTCAAGGATAACAATATCACGTGTGCCCCGGCAGAAGATAATGTCATGGGTGGTCTGTTGCAGAAGCTTAAGGATAAGCAGAAGGCACGGATGAGCGGGCAGGTTCTTCGGGACGCTGTTGACGATATGACGTTCCTCGACAGGAACCTTAACTAATGGCTATGCGGGAGGGCAACGATGCTGCTCTCCTGCGCTGGCGTACCCTTGAAGTAATTCAGGAGCATTACTCCGAGTTCGATCCGTTCTTGCAGGACGTGATGGACCTTTTGGGCTTCAAGACTTCGCCGGTGCAGCGGGATATCGGATCATTCCTGTGCTACGGCCCTCAGAACATTATGATCCAAGCGCAGCGTGGTCAGGCTAAGACTACGATCACTGCTGCCTTCGCGGTCTGGACGCTGATCCAGAACCCTTCGGCCCGTGTCCTCATCCTGTCCGCAGGTGGTACGCAGGCTAACGAAATTTCTACTCTTATCGTTCGCATCCTTATGACGATGGACGAACTCGAATGTCTCCGGCCCGATCCCTCTAATGGCGACCGGACCTCAGTTGAGGCGTTCGACGTTCACTACACGCTTAAGGGCATCGATAAGTCGCCTTCCGTGGCCTGTATCGGTATCACGGGTAACATGCAGGGTAAGCGCGCCGATCTGCTCATTGCAGACGATATTGAGAGCGCTAAGAACTCCCGCACCGCGTTGATGCGCGAACAGCTTATGGACCTGACCCGAGACTTCACGTCGATCTGTACCAATGGTCGCATCGTGTATCTGGGGACGCCGCAGTCTCAGGAGAGTGTGTACAACACGCTTCCTTCCCGTGGCTTCACCGTTCGCATCTGGCCGGGACGCTTCCCGAACGCAGAGCAGATGGAGAACTACGGGGATCACCTAGCGCCGTACATTCGTACCCGCTTGGAGAAAGACCCGTCTCTCGCCTATGGTGGCGGTATGCTCGGGGATCAGGGCAAGCCTGTCGATCCTACGTATATTGACGAAGGCATCCTACAGTTCAAGGAATTGGATCAGGGACCGTCTTACTTCCAGCTACAGCACATGCTCAACACCAAGCTTGCGGACGCGGCTCGCTACCCTCTAAAGGTAGAGCAGCTTGTCCTCATGGCGCTTGGCGGTGAGTACTACCCGCTGTCCGTTGCCCGAGGCTTCGGCGGTGGCAGTCTTCTGGACATCAGCATCCATACAACCTCGTATAAGATCAACACCCCTGTGAAGGTGAGTGATGACGTAGCGAAGTTGCAAGGGATCATGATGTACGTCGATCCCGCTGGTGGCGGTAAGAACGGGGACGAAACCGGCTACGCGGTGACTGGCTTCCTCAACGGCAACATTTACGTGTTGTCCGCTGGCGGCGTGCCGGGTGGTTACAACGTCGAGCAGATGCGTACCTTGGCCGATATCGCTGAGCGATGGAAGGTCAACAAGGTCGTGGTCGAGAAGAATATGGGCTATGGCGCCTTTACGGAGGTCTGGCTTCCTATTCTCCGACAAGCTCACGAGTGCGCGGTAGAAGACGATTTCGTCACCGGGCAGAAGGAGCTTCGTATCATCGAAACTCTGGAACCCGTTATAGCGCGAGGCTCCCTTATCTTTAACCAGTCAGTTATCGATGAGGACCGGGACAGCCTTATCAAGTACCCTGCTGCACAGCGGCAGTTGTACAGTCTGTTCCACCAGCTTAGCAAGATTACCCGCGACAAAGGCTGTCTCAATCACGATGACCGTGTTGATGCTCTCGAAGGCGCGGTGCGTTACTGGCTTAAGGTTCTGGCTATTGACCAGTCCGATGCCATCAAGAAGGCGCGTGAGCGCGAATATAACGAAGCCATGCGCGATCCTATGATGAAGGACCGCTGGTCGAATACTGCTCCGGGCCGTGGTGGTTCGGTGTTCAACAAATATCTCAGGAGCAATTCCAATGCAAGAAGCATCCCTCCCTTCCCCGGATACCGGCGCTAACGGCTATCATCTGCGTCGTATTTCTGCTAAGGCGATCAGCGCACTCGAAGTCGTAGCTATGTCGTATCCGGCTGGCGCGCATCCCGGTGCCCAGAAGCTTGCTGACTTCTTCACGGCGTGCGCTGTGGCTGCTGCCACGATCGGCAAGGCGATCCCGGTGCTTACCTTGACCCCGCCTACCTCGTCCTTTGCTGTCGCGGCGACGCAGCAGCTTACTCTGGGCAAGGGTGGTAGCTCGGGTGCGGCCACGTATTCGTCGAGCGATCCCGCTGTGGCCACTGTCAATAGCGCAGGGCTGGTTACGGGCGTTGCTGCCGGTACGGCGGTCATCACGGCCAACGTGGCTGAGGGTTCGGCCCACAAGGCTGGATCGATCACGGCCAGCGTGACTGTCACCGCCTAATATGGACGTGCTCTCGAACGCTGCATTCGTGCGGCGCTTTCAGGAGCGGGCTGGGCTTACTCCTGACGGGGTGCCCGGCCCGAACACGCTCGCGGCGTTGGATAAGGTGCTTCCTGCTCCGGCCCCGGCTGACCCGGTAAGCACGGATATCCCTGACGACTATTGGCCTATGCTCTCCAATATCGAGAGCCGTGACCGCCCTTACGTTAAGGCTTCGACTTCCTCGGCCTCTGGACTGTATCAGTTCATCAAGGCTACGTGGATCGGAGAAGGCGGCACTTGGGGCAATAACCCTAAGCTGGCTTTCGGTGGCCTGTTCCCGCCTGTTAAGGAACAGCTTGCCCGAGCTAAGACATTTACCGAGAAGAATGCTAAGGTGCTTAAGCAGGCCGGTATCCCGATCAATAAGGCGTCGCTATATGCCGCGCACTTCTTCGGAGCCGGTATGGCAGCTAAGGTCATTAAGGCGGACGTGGGCGCACGGGCTGACCTGATTGCCGGTCAGGCTGCTACTGATGCTAACCCGTCGATCCTTCGGGGCAAGACGGTTGGCCAGTTCCTTACGTGGCTCCACGGTAAAACCGGAGAATGGGCACGATAATGCCTGAATTTATACTACTCGCCGTATGCGGGATGGTGGGGGCGCTTCTCTATAGCTTCCCCATCTTCCTCGCGGCCCTGAACTCGATCCCTCCGGGTCGGTTTGCTTGGGCTTCTCTATGCTTCTCGGTGGTTGTCGGGACCACGCTTGCGCCTATCCTCGTTCCTATGCTTGGATACCGCTGGCCGTTCCTGATAGCCCCTAACCCCTATCCCCTTGCTGTTGGCGTCGGGCTTGCGGTAAATCCATTGGCTCCCATCATCGTCAAGAAACTGACGGGCTGGGCTGACGCCTATACGATTGGACCGAAGAAATGATAGACCTCATCAATACGTTCGTATCCGGGGTGTTCTTTCTCCTAGCCGGTATCTTCGGCTTGGTACGGCACTTCCTGCTTGAACCGCGCATCCCCGTTGAACCCAAGACCCCTACGTGGCTACTCCGCGTATTCTTCGGGTTCTCGACAGTGATGCTCTATGTGGGCATGAGATATCTCGTTGCATGGTACACGGGCGCTGCGTTGTATGTGCCGCCTGCCGCTACTGGCCTCGGTGTGCTGATCGCGCTTGCGGTGTTTACGTACAAGGGTTCTCTCTTGTACGATACCGTCACTAGGAAGGCGCACTTCTCTCTGGACGAATTGATCCAGCGATTTAAGGATATGTAATGGCATTGTTCTCTGTAGCAACCCTTACCGGCGCAGTGAGCCTGTTGGGCAAGAAGTCCACATGGATTACCCTTGCGGTGATTGTGGGCGTTATCTTCGCAGGCTTCGCGGTCGTGAACTACGTAGCCACCAAAAGCGAGAACATGGCTCTCAAGGCCAAGGTCGAGAAGGTGGAACGAGAGCGGGATCAGATCGCTCAGAACTACCGAGCTAACGCTACTGCGGTTAAAACCCGTAACGACCTGATTGACGCCCTCTCGAAAGTGGAGACTGTTGAACGTGTTAAAACCATCGAAGCTCTCAAGAAAAATCCTGATTGGGCTAAGCAGCCTATCCCTGCTGACGTTATTGCCAGCTTGCGCGAATAAGGCCCCTCTAGGGTTCCCGTACTCGCTCGCAGCGGACTGCAAGGAAACTCCCGTGAAGCTTGAGATTAACGAGGATATCGTCCTCGCGTATCGGTCTGTCCGTAATGACCTCCGGGTCTGCAACGCTGATAAGGCGGCAATCCGGAAGTGGGCGACCGAGAACAAGCTGATCCCTGCTGAGCCAGCAAACACCCCGTGAAACGCCGTGGAACGGGCCGTGGAGCAGCACAGGCTACCTTCGGGTATCTCTGGGCCTCCCGGTCCTTCCGGGCTTCCAGCGGGCCTCCTGTGGATCATGGATTGTCTGATGGATGTGTCCATATTTCTGACAGGTTCAAAATGCCTAAACCCAAATTTTGATATTGTTATGCGAGGGGGTACCTCAGATCAGATGAGCGTGTGTATCCCCCGTGTACCCCTTTGATGACGCAGGATATACCATTATCAGCACGTGTATCGATCGATGTATTACCAGTATGACAGCGCATATCCCTGTGTCAATCCTGTTATTATGCTTAAGGTTGAATACGTGTGGATAAGAGGCCTATCTATCTCATTTTACTGCATATTATCCCTAGTTGATTATGGGACCGTATAGCATAGGCAATCCGTATCTATCTGACGGAGGGATACCCTAGGGATAACCACGGGGATTATGAGAATGCGTCTCTGATCTATGGCGGGATGACATAAGGGTATGATCCTAGGAGCTACCTAGGGATACATGGGGCAGGGACCATGAGAGGCATGGATACCCTAGAGAACCTAGGGATACACGATACCCGCGCGCTAAGAATGGTTCGCAATAAGGATGATACCTAGGGCTAACCTATTGGATATATTACGGTATCTGTATATTTTCATTTTCTGCAATTAGGGGCTTGCAATAGGCTCGGATATCCCTAGATTGATGGCACTGACTGCAACGGCTTCTAGCCACCGCATCGGCCCTTTCTGCACCTAGGCACTGTGTAGCCTACATGTGCGGTTGACTGGCGCGAAGTTGGCTCTATGCTAGCGGTCATCAACACCGGCTCCCGAGCCAACCGGTTTAACCGGACGCGAATAACGGGGAGCGGCCATAGCGGCATCATCCGCTGACTGTACGCCTAGCAGAACCTAGGTGCCGACTGTGAGGATCACAGCTATAACCGACGCAGCGCCTATGCTGTCATCATTGGGTAAGCATGAACCTAGCGGGGATTGTGGCACCTTTCGACATAGGGCGATGCGGATGGAAGCCGGGATGGCAACATCCTAGAAAAGCGTTGAAGCTAGCAATAGCAGGACGTGCGGAGATAACCCGACAGCACGGGGGTTCCGACAGGCATAGACAGTAACACTGCGCCTAATGCGTAGCCTGTGCTGTGAACAAGGTGCTAGTGCATCGCGATCCACGTCAGACGGTACTTGCAACGGATACTGCCAATCAGTCCTGCTACGGTAGGCATGGTAAGGCTAGGGCAAGCGGTCGAGCGGGTTGATACAGTAGGTATCAGCCATCCCAAACGCTACCGATCTAGGGGCAACGCTGATAGCATAAGCAGGGAGTGCGACCCGAGCTTGAGCCAGCCAGAACGCTAGGCACCTACCGCAAATCGTTAGCCCGATCCTGTGCACTGCACGGGTTATAATCGGGCTAGTGATAAGCGGAGACAGGATAGAACCAGCGCGTATGTGCTGTTAGGTCGGGACTTATCCGCCGACTAGCCTGTGCAATTCCGGAAATGTATGCTCAATCATGATGGCGAGCCTATTGCCGTGCGAATGTCTCCGCTTATCACTAGCAATCCGCTAGTATGTGGAGAATGACGATGAGCAAGACGTTTGAGCAGCGCGTCACCACGGTCCTTGCGGCCCTGCGTGATGGCAATTCTTATTCTGTTTCCAAGATCAGCAGGCTGTGCATCAGCATTGCTACCCGTGCGGCCAATCTCGATGTCGATATGCACGCTGCCGGTGTAGCCGGACTGTATGCCGCTATCGAGCATAAGGACGCGAACGGTGCGGCCATGCTGGCAAACTCGCTGGGTAAGCATACCCGAGCAAAGGCGTTCGCCGAATGGGTCGAGGGACATAGCGATATCCTGATGACGCTCGACAGCAAGACCGGCAAATGGTCGGCCAAGCTGGTTCCGTCCGAGGATCGCCGCGAGCGTGCCGTGCTGGTCGATCTGGCTATCACCGCCACCGCCTCGCCCTTCTGGACCCCGCCCGAAAAGTCGAGCCGCGATTTCTCGCTGGCTGAGGCGCTGGCTATGCTGATGAAGCGGGCCGAGACTGCCAAGGGCAAGGGCAAGCTGTCCGACGCCGACGCGGCTGCGCTGGTGGACATCCAGTCTGTGCTGGACAAGGTTGCACCGGCTAAGCCGGAAGCGGCTAGTGCCGACGCCCTTGAAATGGTCGGCTGAATGGTGGGACATAGTAGGGTATAATCCTGTATCCTACTTGGTAGCCCACCACTTATGCAAAGACCTGCGCTAATCATTCGGGCGGTGCCTCCCGTACTCTACGGGCTGGTGCCGCCCTTGTGACGTGGAGATACTACAATGGTTGCGATGATCCTTCCTCAGTTGGGCGCGTGCCGTGACATGGACGAAGCCTTTAGTCGTCTGAACCAGCTTGGCGCTATGCGCATAGGCAATGGGTTCTACGCCCACGTCTTCGTAATCGAAGTGGATGAGCGGACTGCGATCAATCCCTACCAATACCAGTACAGTCCCGAGCGTATGTGGGATGCTGTCCCAGCCTACCGTCAAGACGTCCGCCGCATGAAGCGGGTAATTAAGGTAGCGCAGCGCGATCCGGGTGGCTTGATGGCTGCGCGTACCGCTATGCTTACCAAGGATTATGATGACCTCGCTCCGAGGTACTACGGTATCCTTGAGTTTAAAGGCGGTTGGATGGGCGAGCTTGAGTTACTGACCGTTGCGCCCAAGACTATGGACGCGGGCCATGGCGCGTACACTCGGCATCTAACGGGGGGCGAGCATAGTCGTCAGCCTGATCGCACGGTGGTGGGTAGCTCGATCTACTTGCGCACCTTGCAAGAGGCTATGTCTGCGCACAACACCAGAGCCGATGCGGAGCCTGCTACCGGACGTAACTGTGTGCGCTGGGACATCCATGCGGATAATGTGATGATGAGAGGGAACCAGCCGGTCATTACCGATCCCGTCGCGGCTAACTGATAGGAGACACCATTATGAGTGGACAACATCATCTGATCCAGCTTATGCAGGATTATTCGCAAGCCCTTGGACTGCTCGGCCTTGAGCCTGAGAAAGTTCACTGGCAGAGTTTCCTTGTCCTCGCGGCTAACTGTCCGCAGGATATGAACCTGATCCGCAGTAAGCTCATTGACGCGGATAGTGGGTGGTTTCGTGACGGAATGCGCAATCACGGGGATGGTACAAGCTTGTATCTGTCGCCCAAGGGTATGCCGTTTTGGGTCGGATATGGGCAGCACGCGACGCTGTACATGGACCTACTCGATGCGTCTTCGGTCATGCTGGATAATTCGGGATGGCTGCATATTAGCGGTGGTCGGGTTGATGTCCATGCCCGCATGACCGACGCTCAGAAGCGCTGGCTTGCTGAGAACAAGCCGCATCCTCGCAGCTATAACGGTATTCGGGATGGGGATCATTGCGTTGACTGGAGATTGAACGACCCTGATAGACGAGGGGACCGGGCACCGACGCCTTACAGCATCGGCGAGCAATTCGATGTGCGCCCTGTCCCAGATGGGGATTGGGGCCGCCTTATGGATCGTATCCTTAGGGCACAGGAGGCTGCTAAGGCTATTGAAGCCGGGGCCGCTCCTGCTAAGCCCGTGTTGCCCGAGGCACCTAGCTTCGTGCAGTACAATGGGGATGAGCCGCCCACTGTCAACTATGACAAGGCTGCTGCATTTGCTATGGCCTATGGGCAGGGTATTATCCAGCCACCGGGGCGCTACCGTATCGATCCGGGTGTGTAACCCGCTATACCCTGTAGGGGCTAATGGTAGTATATACCCTGTAGGGTATGTAGCCCACTCTACGACCTTAATCACAATTCAACACGGAGTAATGACCATGATTGCACGTATCGTTATCGGCTCGGGTAAGGGCCGGGAGAGCTATGACATCCCCTGTTCGACCAACCGCAAGGAGCATGTCGCCAAGCGCATTGCGTTCGGCAATATCCTCAAGAGCAATTATCTCTGGCCTCAGGGCAAGGGCTTCAAGTCGGCCAAGGCACGCGGTGCCGCTGCCGTTGCGGCGTTCGGCTGATGCGCCGTATCTTTGCAAGGAAGGACAGCAAAAGTCCTTACGAGTTCGCTGGCTGGTCGAAGCCGGGTACGATTACCGACCGCCTCTTGCGGGATTACGGGGACGCTATCCTGCGTATCCGCCCGGCTAACATGAACATCCGGCAGCAGCGTCGTGCTGCTCAACGGGGATACATCGGGGCGGCTCTGCGTCTCGCACAAGCTTAAGGGTTGGGCGGGGCTACGGTCCCGCCTGATCGCTACTGTGGATGGTGTCGCCATTATCAGGCATAACGTGTGCTTGATCTGGTTATACTAGTTGACACCATCCTCACTAGCGATCCTGCTAGTAATTGGGAGCCATATTAAATGGACCGTGTAATTGCTAACATCCCTGCCGGTCGAGACATCCATGTTACGAATGCAAATCCGGTGGACATTCATCTCAACGTCGCCGTGATGGCGATGGCTAACAAAGTGTGCCCGGAAGGCTTCATCGTTATCGAGAAATTCGAGGATGCGCCTGCCACACTCGACGGCCTTGTCGCGTTTGCGAACCGTGAAGGCAGGCTCGGGATTGCCGCCGAGGATAGTGACGGAACCATCTATGATGATGCGGAAGTCAACATCCATCTGCGTGCATGGCACGATAGCTGCCATTATCGCTACCTGCTTGCGTTCAACGTTGCAGGCGAAGCGGCAGCCACATACCTGATGATCGCACAGCTTTACCGGGTCTATGGGGTTAGTCCTCGTACACTGCGATGGGCTGAGCTTATCCTTGCGGATATTCTCGGGCTGGTGCTGCATTTCCAGCGTAGCCGGAAATACCCGAAGAACAAGCGGGCCGGTACGCTCAATGAGGCCAAGCGCTGGTCTGTGATCGCCAAGGAGATTGCGGAGAAGTGCACCGGGCCTGAACATGAAGCCCTTGCTTTGCAGCTTTCCCGCGCAACATGGGGTAACTACGATGGGTAACACCAATCAATACGAGTGCCTCGCCGTAAAGCGGTCTGGCGAAGTAGAGCGGTACTATTCCACCGACTACGATAAGGCTTGCGCTCAGTACGGTGCGGTCAAGGTGGGTGATATCCTGTACAAGGTACTCTGGTGCCATGTCGAGCATAGCCCGCTCGATCCTCGCGTTATCAAGCAATACGGCGGGTTCGCCCGCTAATTCTAAAGGAGCATGTAATGAAGACAAAGCCTGTAGGCCTTCGCATTATTGTCCCGATGATGCGGGATACTGTGCCCTCACGCAGCGTTATCAATATCGTCAACCGTACCTTGAACAAGGATCGAGTTGCGTTTGGTAATTGTGATTGGGGCGAAGTGGAGTTTCTCTGTACTGAAAAGCAGATGGTCGAGTTCATGGACGCCTTGCGTGAAGCGGGCCGGGAAGACTTCGCGGTCTTCGCTGTTCGTATGACCTATCTCGACAAGTGGCCGCAGCTTCCTGTTAACGTCTCTGGGCATATGCTGGTTGGAGATACGACAGTGGACTACAAGACCTTGTACGAGGAAGCTGCTGCGAAGCTTAGACAGATCAAGGACGCTGTGAGGAAGGCATAATATACATCGCGACTATTGGTACTCTGCAATACAGCCAATAGTTAGTGCCGCTGGCTTATTGAGGGCTGGTTAAGCTGCGATGGTTCCGTGGTAATGAACAGGATGCTAGAATACTGATCTTGTGATGTAGCAGCCTACTCAACTACACATTACCACGGGACATATAGGTAGTGACCGTATTACTGTCTATATGTCCCTATGGGACGCCGTTGCCCGAACATCCGGGTATCTCAAGCAAAGGAAGAAGTATGACCGACACCAACGCGGACGCTGTTGAGAAGACCCCGCTGACGCTGGACGAGAAAATCGCCCAGACCGAGGCCCGTCTTGCCAAGCTGAAGCAGCAGAAGCTCACGGAGAGCCTTCTGAACAACATCGAGAAGGGCGACAAGGTTACGATCAAGTTCGGTCGTTCCGACAAGGTTCGCAATATCGAAGGCGAAGTCGTGGGCGTTGCCCTGCCGAACATCGCCGTGCTCGGCTCGGACCTCGACACCTACAAGGTCCATGTCCGTGACGTTATCGCCAACCCGACTGCCATCGCTCGCACCGGCGTTGCCGATGTCGAGGAAATCAGCCCTGTGGACGGTCGCCGTCCCGAGGAGGCTGGTTCGGAAGACGCCATCGACAGCCAGATCGACGTTCTGGAAAACGAGGGCGGCGTGGTTGCGGACGAAGACCCGCTCGCCAACGCCTAATCCCGTAAGGGTGGGAGGGCAATCGCTTTCCCACCCTACGACCTATACTCGCTCTTGTAACACGGGAGCGTTATCTCAGGAGGTTACATGACTTATATCCTGCGTGCTACCCGTTGGCTGGTGGCACTTATCATTTCGGCCCATGTGTCCGGTTTGCGCGCCAATGCCAATCTGGCTGACCGCAAGGCGGCTAAGGCCGGTAAGCGTACCGAGCAGGCTCGTGCTGGTCTTCGGTTCGCTCAGGACGCTGTACGGTATGCCCGCATCAATGTCCGCGAGTTTCGTTCGGCTGAGGCGGTTGCTCAGGCTGAGGCCCGTAACTGCCGCGTCGGCTGCGATGCCGAAGCGCGTTATCTGGGTCGCGAACTGTGATCCTGTTCGCAGTGGGTGTGGTCGCGCTTATTGCGCTGGTGTATGCCATCGTCATGCGGGATCAGCGCAATACCATCGCCGAGCGGCTGGAGTACAGCCAGAAGCGGGAAACCCAACTTAATGAGCAGCTTGGGAACATGGGCCGCTATGCGGTTTCTACCCGCTGTCAGGCCGAGCATTACAAGCGCGCCCTCGAAATGATCGTCGATCTGGGCACGGACAAGATGGCGAACATCGGTGTCCGCATGTCCGGTGAGGCCGCAAAGGCCATCACCATCGGCGAGCAGATGGAGACCGAGCGTCTTCAACAGCGCTATGAACGGGCCTAAGCTCTGGGCTGACATGCTTGAGGCAATCAATATTCCGGGTGCGGTCGTCGCTGGCGGCTGCATCCGTGATTGTTTCCTTGCTGTTGAGCCTAAGGATATCGATATCTTCATTCCGGTCGAAAGCCGGGAAGACATGACGGCCAAGCTGTTTGACCCGCCTTCGCTGGCAGGCTTCGCTGCGCAACTGTCGGCCAGCCTGTATGGCACGCCTAAATTCGGGCACTTGACTATGCTTGAACCGGGTGAATATGCTAACCCTCCGGGCAAGCGCTATACCGAGTACGACGACGCCTTCGGTGAAGCGGGCGATCTGTTCGGCGTTGCCGAGGGGGAGTTCATGGGTTACGCCGTCAACATCATCGGTCGCAAGGCCCATGCTGATGGGCTTGAAGCACTAATCGGTAGCTTCGACTTTAATATCCTGCAAGCTGCATATGATGGCAAGCGCTGTCATCTGGGGCCGGGACAGGCTGTTGACCAGTTCTATCATCGTGCCACTATGGCGCATGATCGACATGTTGAGCAGTCCATCCGCAGGTTCTTTCGTTTTAACACGCGACATCCGGGGCTGTTGTCCCTTGTTGTCCCATTCGAGTACGAGTTCAATGGATGACCCCTTCGATATCGAAAGCGAGTATACGCAGGACGTTTTCGATCAGCACGGCTACGAATATGGCACCACGCCTATCGATACCATGATGGCCAATGAGGCCATGGGTTTCGACATGGCGGCAGCTATGAGCGGCGACGGTGGCGGAGGCTGCTGAAACCCTCCGGGCTATAGCTACTCTGTCCGACAGTATCGTCCGTATGCAGAAGAAGGCCGACGCGGCATTCATGGCCTCGCAAGCAATTCGTAAGGGATTGCCGGTGCCTACGCCGCGACCAGTCTTTAGCGCCTATGAGGCGACAACTCTTCAACGTGCTAGGAAGAGGCGGGCCGAGCTTCAACGGGAGCTACCGCCCCTACATACCGTATAGGAGCTATCATGTCCGATTACCTTGACCCCAGCGAGTGGCTGCATCTAGCGCAGCAACTGGACCGGGGCAGGAAGGCCATGCACCCTCATATCTGTGGAGAGGGTAATAAGCTCCTAGTAGAGCACGCTGAGAACGGATTTAAGGCGTGGTGCTATCGCTGTTCAATGCCGGGCTTCGTCCCGCATCCTAAGCCTAGCTTGGGGGAACGCATAGCTGCGCTTAGAGAGCAGCGGGTAGCGGACGCGGCAGTTGAAGCTGATCCCCGCCCGCCCATGCCAGCCAACTTCAACCCTAGTACTTGGCCAGCCTCGGCTAGGGTATGGCTGTATAAATGTGGCCTATCTAATGTCATCATCAAAGAGCATGGGATATACTGGTGTGACCGCATCAAGCGTGTCGTGCTTCCCGTACTCGACGGCCCTAGATTGGTTTACTGGCAGGCGCGCGGGTTCGATCCTGAAAGGCCCAAGTACCTCAATCCTCAGATCGATAAGCCTATCTATAAATCAGGACCGTATAGCCTACCCGGCCCGCTCGTCCTTACGGAGGACATTTTGAGCGCCATCAAGGTAGGTCAAGTGGCGACCGCATGGTCCCTACTCGGGACCGCCATGCCTGACGCTGTGGCGGCTGAGATAGCGAATTTAGGGGTATCTGTAGCCGTATGGCTGGACCCCGATGCAGCAGGCCGGAAGGGCAGGCTGCGTGTGACACAACAGCTTCGAGCCTTAGGTGTAGATGCTCGCATTATCCGTGCTGAGCAAGACCCTAAGTATTATAGCGTCGATCAGATTAGGGAGTTTATTCTTGAGCCTTGACATTACAATCCTGAAACTCCTGCGTACTCGGGACAAATTCGACAAGTTGTACAGGGCTATCCCTCAACATGTTCTTGATGATGGCACTAAGGTTATCCTCGGTGACTTCAAGAAATACTATACGGAGTTCGAGGTTGACAGCATTGAACAGGAACCGTTCTGGACGTGGTTCAAGAACTTCGCGCACCCCAAGCTCTCTGATGAGCGTAAGGTGTACTTCCAAGCAGTGCTCGCTAAAGTGCATGAGCCGTTGGATGAAAGACTTGAAGCCGGTCTGCATGAACGGCTGGTCGCCGCAGATACCGCATCAAAACTAACCGATCTACTTGAGCGCTATGGTACGGGGGAAGAGGTTGACCTAGGCCCTGCACTCCGCCAAGTGATTGAGCAGTACGAACTGGATACTAACCGCAAGGTCAAGACACCGTTCGTCGAAGTCGATATCGATGCTGAGCTTGAAGCAGTTGACAATGACGTGGGCTTCCACTGGCGGCAACCGGAAATCAACGAGAGCATGCGGCCCCTACTTGCAGGGGATTTCGGTATCATCGCCGCAAGGCCTGACGTGGGCAAGACCACGATGCTTACGGATGCAGTCACATTCTTTGCTCCGCAAGTCGATAAGCTGTATCCCGGCGAGGATCGGCATATCCTGTGGTTCAACAATGAGGGGCCGGGCAGGCGCATCGTTACGCGGACCTACCAGTCTGCGCTTAATGCTACGTACTCGGACCTAGTTGACCGGAGCAAGAAGGGTACTATCCGGCAGGATTACATTGATGCCCTCGGCGGGCGCAATTGTCTCAAGATCATGGATGTTCACGATTACTGGAACCATGACATTGAAGACATCATCCGGCTGTATCCTCCCGCGCTTATCATCTTCGACATGGTGGACAACATCAAGTTCGGAGGATTGGCCAACAACAACGGGCAGCGTACTGACCAGCTTCTTGAGGCGATGTATCAGTGGGCGCGGGTTCTCGCAGTCAAACATGACTGTGTTGTACTTGCGACTTCACAGATATCAGCGGAGGGAGCGGAGCTTGCTTTCCCTCTACAGCACATGCTTAAGGACAGCAAGACCGGTAAGCAGGGCGCTGCGGATTTCATCATGACTATTGGGTATCAGTCGGCTACGCCGGATAATCGATACCTCGGCCTCAATAAGAATAAGCTTGCCCGAGAGGGTGGGCCGAAACGTCTTGAGGCTAATGTGGTCTTCGACGGACAGAGAGGTCGTTATGTCACACCAACTATCGTGCAAGGATGACGAATACCCCAACGAGGTATGCGACTACTGCGGCGATCCTATAGACATAGACGAGGCCGTATTAGACGACGATGCTGTCGGGCAATTCTGCGATCCCTTTTGTCAGGATGCTTACTATGCAAAGGAACGGGCCGGGTAATCCCCGGTCACGAAAATATCTGGCCGATCTCTTCGGGCTAACCATGCTTGTTGACATCGGCCCGCGTCGGTTTCCGGTACAGTTTATTGTGTCGGACACTGTGCCCAAGGACCATATCAAGTTTCTCCCTAAGTCCGCACACTGGAAGGTAATGCGATGAGAAATCCAATCCTTGATGTAATAGGGATAGCAGCCTGCTTCTATGGAGCATGCGCGATTATCCTCGCGTTTTGCTACCTTGCGGTAAGCTTCGTAACTTGGGAGTGGCAGACTATTCCTGATGTATGGGCGTGGGTTCGCGGCATCCTCGTAGTCGGTGTGGTATTCGGCGTGCTTATTGGTAGTAGCCGATGAGCCGCCATCACGATTGGGAAGTTCGCAATGCCATCTTCATGGCCATGCAAGCCCATGAAGGACAAACTGACAAGATTGGAGCGGCTTATATCTACCATCCTCTTCGGGTGATGGGTAAGATGCAGAACAATACTGATCGCATCATCGCCGTACTCCACGATGTTGTTGAGGATACCGATGTAACATTGGGGCTAGTCTGCTTTGTCTTCGGAGAGGAGATAGCATACGCCGTTGATGCGCTAACTAAGCGACCGGGCGAACAATACATCGACTATCTCGATCGAGTGCGGGCTAATGATCGGGCTATTCGAGTTAAGCTCGCTGATATCGAAGACAACATGCTTGAGTGGCGGCGCGAGCTTAGCCCGGCCAGTGAAGTTCGGCGGAAGAAGTACGTCTTTGCCGTCGAGTACCTAACAAGATGGGGCGAGCAGCCATGACTACTAAGATCACCATACCTTACACGGTGTGGGACGTAGAGACTACGATTAAGCAGTCGTATAAGCGCAAGGGTAATCCCTTTGATCCCGATAACTTCATTGTCATGTCGGGTTGGCGCAGAAACGGCGGCGAAGCCGTGGGGGAATATTGGGGCCGTGGGCCTCGACCAGCAGACTACTTCGTTAAGCTGCTTGCTGGCACGAAGATACTCGTAGGTCAGAACATCAAGTTCGATATCCTGCATGCGCTCAACGATCCGAACCCGGTAATCTCTAAGGCGAACTATCAGGCTTGGATGGAATGGGTCGCCGAGGGCGGGCTTGTCTGGGATATTCAGCTTGCTGAGTACCTGCTGAACGGTATGACGCAGGCCGACCACATGCTGAGCCTTGACGAGCTTGCGCCCCGCTATGGTGGCAACGTTAAGATCGATGAGGTCAAGGCGCTGTGGGAAGCCGGGATTGACACCACCGAGATTGACCCTGATCTGCTGCGAGGTTACCTGTGTGGCCGGTGGGCTGGGCTTGTCTGGGAAGAAGGCGACATCGGTAATACCGAGCTTGTCTGGCTCGGGCAGTATGAGCGGGCTAAGGCCTGTGGCCAAGTCAAGTCGATCCTTATGAATATGGGGTCGTTGCTGTGTACCATTGAGATGGAACACAACGGCATGGCCGTGGATAAGCAGACCGGTATCGAGCTAGCTCTTGATCTTGAGAAAGAGATTGCCGGGCTTGCCGTGGAGGTATCCGCCTTCCTGCCCGAAGACTTGCCGTTCGACTTCAATTGGAACAGCGGGCCTCAGAAATCAGCGCTGATCTTTGGCGGTACTGTCAAGTACAAGAAGTGGCTACCGCATCTCACCGATGGTCAGATGCAGTACGCTATGAAGGACGAGGTACATTGGGTACTGTCTGATGGCAGCACTACCCCGGTTGATCCCGGTGAGCACGGCATTAATGTTCTCCCATACGCTACGTTTGCTGGCGGCAAGAACAAGGGCGAGTATAAGACCAAGAAGGTCAAGGTTCCCAATCTGGAAAAGCCCAAGGGCGCTATTCAGGATGTACCTTATACCTTCCCCGGCTATACTCAGCCCAAGCCGCATTGGCGCACGGCAACGGAGGGTGTGTACTCTACCGGTGCTGAGATTATCGAGGAGCTTGGCGTAAGGAACATCCCGTTTCTTAAGTCGCTCGCGAAGATCACCAGTCTCCGCAAGGATTTGACGACCTATTACATCACGACTGATCCTAAGAAGGGTGAAGTCGGAATGCTCACGCTGGTGCAGGCGGATGGTATTATCCATCACATGCTTAATCACACCAGCACGGTTACTGGTCGCTTCTCGTCATCGTCTCCGAACTTGCAGAACTTACCCAAGGGTAACAAGTCTAAGGTCAAGTCGCTGTTCGTCAGCCGCTTCCCCAATGGCAAGGTTATCCAGTCGGACTTCTCGTCTTTGGAAGTGTACGTTCAGGCTATCCTTACAAAGTGTAAGCAGCTTATCCTTGACCTTCGGGCCGGGTTGGACATGCACTGCGTCCGCGTTAGCCAGAAAGAGAACATCACCTACGAGGAAGCTGTCCAGCGCTGTAAGGGTTACGTCCTTGATGGTGTTCGCATTGACGCTATTGAGGAATGGGAGTACAAGCGGACCAAGGCAAAGATATTCTCGTTCCAGCGTGCCTATGGTGCGGGGGCCGAGAAGATTTCGGATACTACCGGAATGCCTCGGGAAGAAGTCGATGCGCTCATTGAAGCAGAGAATACCCGTTATCCTGAGATAGAACCATTCTATGCGGACATGACGGCTACTCTTGAGCGCACAGCGGTTGCTACTGGATTGTTCGTGCAGCACCCGGAAATTCCGGGCATGACTTGCAATCTCAAGAAGGCTTACTACCGCACTCCTGATAACAAGTTGTATGCGTGGACGCAATCACCAGCACCTAAGTGGTTAGCTCAGCGGCCTCCATCGAGAGGCGGCAAGACGACATCGTTTAGCCCCACTGAGGTAAAGAACTACCCCGTACAGGGTACTGGTGGCGAGTGGGCGAAGGCTGCTATGTGGCTGGCTGTCCGTGAGTTCTATCGCATCAAGATATTCCACTTCAAGGCGTTGCTTGTCAATCAGGTGCATGACGCCCTTTATGTGGATGCTTGTGAGGATGTCGCCCTCACTGCTGCTATTGTCCTGCATGCCTGCATGGAAGAAGCCAGTGTATTCATCGAATGGTATTTTGGTTGGGAAGTCCCTGTCCCGGTGCCATCTGAGACTACGTGGGGCAAGTCCATGCTCGACGAGGGTAATATGCCGGATGGCTTCAAGGCCCACGTTGAAAGGCATCGTAAGACCATCCGTACTCGCTATATGAATGATTACCAGCCGACTTACGGCTTTAACACCAAGGAGTAACTATGGCAGTAAATAAGTTCGCGGCAGCTATTGCAGAGGCCGCAAGCCAGACCAACATGAACGAGGCCCAGCAGGGTGGTGGTGACTATCAGCCTCCTGCCGAAGGTCTGGTTCGCCTACGCTTTATCGGTTACATTGAAATCGGTGAGCACGAGAAGAACTACAAGGGCAAGATCACGTACCCTGAGTACGTGCAGCTTATCTTTGAGGCGTCTGGGCCTAAGCATCCGGCTCGGGAGGATGGTTCGCCTATTCTGTTCAGCCTTCGGATGGTCAAGTCCACCAGTGAGAAGGCGGGCTTCTACAAGCTGTTCCGCCGCATGAACCCGAGCGGCTCGGCTACTCACATGGCAGAGCTTCTGGGTAACGCCTATCTTGCCACGGTCGTGCACAATGAGGTCGGAGAGGGCGCAGACAAACGCACCTATGCTAACCTCAAGGATGGCGAAGGCGTGTGGACTATCCGCGAGCCGTTCCTCGACAACACCGATCCCGAGACTGGTGAGGTCACTCGCACTCTGGTGCAGGTTGCCGAGCCTACTCAACCTATTCGCTGCTTCCTGTGGGACTATGCGGAGAAGGAGCAGTGGGACAGCCTGTTTATCGATGGTGTCTGGGAAGCCAAGACCGACGACGCAGGCAAGGTGATCCGCGAAGAGAAGTCGAAGAACGTGTATCAGGAGGCCGTGCAGTCTGCAAAGAACTGGCTTGGTAGTCCGATGCAGGAGCTTCTGTTCGCCGGTGGTACGGCTGACATCCCCGATGCGGAGAAGCCCTCTGCTAACACCGGGGCCGCGTCGAGCGATCCTCTGGAAGGTGCAGGCTAATCTGTTAGAAGTTTGGGCCGGTATTCCTAACGGGTATCGGCCCTACTCTACGGCCTGACATAGATAAGGAGACGCGCGATGTACAATCCATACGAACAGCTAGAAACGTTTGAAAACCGCGAAATTATGGGGCTGACAATGGCTTCCCAGATTAGCGCGGCCATAAGTCTCAAGCGAATTGCCGACTTTTTTATAATGGCAAACGGTTTGTCTGGTGGGGAATACTCGTTCCGAGAAGCACTACAAAGTGTAGCAGAAAGTCAACAAGGTTGAACCCTTTTGCGGGCGCAATAGCCCAAGCTGCCGCTGAGCAGCCCACAGAGATACAGGTCAGGGAGAAAGTCCCCGGCTTGACCGTGCATATCGACGGGGATTACCTCGCCTACTATGCAAGCGGTAACGACGAGTGCGAGCCGGGTACAGCCCGGTGGAACGCTATGAGCCTGATCGAGAAGTTCATGGCCCTGACAGGAGCAACTAATGCAGTCGTCCACAACACTGCCAGTGGGTGCCATAAAGGGGAGCGATATCTTGCAGCTACTGTTAAGCCGTACCAAGGACAGCGAGACAGTAACAGGAAGCCCAAGAACTATTCGTATATGCGAGAATTGCTACTCAACTATACGGGAGAGCTGTTCCGAACCAAAACATGGGCAACTCGGGAGGCCGATGACGGATTTGGCGCATGTGCTTACTTCGCTGCGGGTAATCCAGCACAGGCCGGTTATGCCGCCCTTGCCACCGCTGACAAGGATATGCGCATGCTGCCGGGCCTCCATGTCGATTGGACCCGTCACTGCCTCACCACCGTCAAGCCCGGAGAGTACGAAGTAATCGGCCCTAACGGGAAGATTTACGGCCTCAAGTGGTTCTGGCTTCAAATGCTCATGGGCGATACGGCAGACAACTGCCCCGGTCTTGAGCTTATGGCTACGCACTTCAAGGACGGCTCCTTCAAGTCTCTCGTCAAGATCGGCGAGAAGACAGCGATGAAAGAGTTGCAGGGTATCGACAATGGGGATGATGCTTACGAGCATGTCCGTCAGCTTTACCTATTGGGATACCGTGGCCGAGGCTACGACTACGCTAATGATCGCTTCTGCGAGCAGGCCGCACTGATGTGGCTGCGAACCGGGCCTAAGGCCGAGGTTATCGACTTCGCTCAGCACAAGGGGCCGGGAGGCTTTAGCCACCTGTTCGATCAGGGTATGTGGGATGCGGTTGAGCGTCTCGATACTCGGGTTAAGGCAGCTCGTGCCGCCTTGGATGAAGTTGACCCGTTGGAGGGCGAAGGATGACCCGGAGGCTTACTACCTCCGAGCTTAAGGTTATCCGTAACCAGTTCCTAATTTCTCAGAATAGCCGTTGCGCTATCTGCCAAGCCCCTATTACTACTAGGCAAGGCCAAGACCCTGTTCTTGACCATTGCCATAGGACCGGGGCTGTGCGCGGTGTTCTGCACCGCTCTTGCAATGCTCTACTTGGTAAGGTGGAAAACAATCAAGCTAGGTTCGGCGTGAGGGATTTGCAGTCCTTCTGCCACGGTGCTGGAAAGTATCTTATGATGCACAAGCAGAACATAACCGGGCTTATTCACAGTACCCACCTGACTGAGGATGAGAAGCGCATCAAACGAAACAAACAGGCGGTTGCACGCCGAGTAAAGGCAAAGAAGAAATTATGACCATGATCCTCCCCGAGCTTCGCACCTACGACGAGGTTATGACGGCGGTAAACAATAACCCGAAGTCACTGACCAAGGCAGTGAAGGAGCTTAACAAACTCGGTGGAGGCCGGGTTACTATCCAATGGCTACGGCAGTACCTCGGTCGTCTCGACAATGAGGAAGTCGGGGGCACGTATGACCGGGCTAGGGAGGTCGTCAGGAGCCGAAACGCGATGGCGGAGAACACCCGCCTGCGGAAGGACGTGAAGGCGCTGAGCGAGGCTGTGGGCGACCGTGACGCCTTCCTTGACGCACTAGCCCGGCTAGCCGATGAGCTACCCGACCGACCCCCGATCAACTTCAAGGACTACATCGGCTCCGTCGAGGGCGTTCCCGTTACGGTCGAGGTTCTGCTGTCCGATCTACAGATTGGCAAGCTGTCCCCCGGTTATAACACGAATGTCGCTCGTAAGCGCCTGTTTGAGCTTGGTCGTGCTGCGTGCTTCCAGATCGAGCAGAAGATTACGGCGGGCTACTGTGTTGAGCGTATTGTGCTCGGTCTTCTCGGCGATATCATCGAGAGCGACAAGAAGCACAAGAATAGCGCCCGAGCTACGGATAGCTCTACTTCTGAGCAGATGTTCGACGCACAGCAGGGCTTGCTTGAGTTTGTTATCGAACCGCTCGCTAGGTATGGTATCCCTCTGGATGTCATCGCCATTACGGGCAACCACGATCATGACGACCACGGCATCAACATGTTTGAGCCGGGCAAGAACCACCTTAGCTGGTGCATGTATCGGAGCCTTGAGCTTATCACTACCCGGCTTGGCTACACCAACACCTCATGGACCATCCCCGATGGCAGCTATGCTATTGTGGACTTCTATGGGCAGAAGGCGCTGTATGAGCACGGTGTTGGGGTGTCTGCCACTGAGGCAGCTATGAAGGCCCATAAGATCAAGCGCAGCGAACAAGAGCGGCAGCATCTTACCTACTTCCGAATGGGAGACAAGCATACGGTCACGAGCTTCAACTCGGGACAGCTTGTGGTGAATGGAGCGTTCTTCGGGGCTAGCGCCGGTGGTACTGAGTATTCGGGAATTGCTGGTTTCAGCAGCGTTCCTGCACAGTGGATGGGCTTCCATGTCCGCCGCAAGGATAACCGCCTGAGCCTCTATGATAACTTCGTAATCCAGTTGGACCATATCGGAGAGTAATATGAAGACACCGTTGCCAGTTAAGGAGATTGGCCCTACGTGCCCCGGTTGCCCGCATCAAGCGGCTTGCCGGGGGCAGATGGCTTATGGGTACGCCACCCCATGCACGGATACCGATACCGGCCCGATGTATGAGGAACCGGCTAAGCCTCCTGTTGGACCCGGCCCGGCCCCCGAAGGGCTGAGCCTTCCCGAAGATGACGCGAGCCGGGCAGCGATGCCTATTGCTCGGGGATGTCTGGATTACTTCCCGAATGCGCTGGCCTACGTGGCCTTCATCAGCCATCAGGGGTCACTCAAGCATAATCCCGGTCAGGAGATGCACTGGGCGCGAGGAAAGTCCACTGACCACGAAAACAAGATCATGCGCCACCTTATCGACCGTGGCCGTATGGATAGCGACGGCATCCGCCATAGCGGCAACTTGGCGTGGCGGGCGCTGGCATTGTTGCAGACCGAGCTTGAGGAAGCCGGGCTGTGCCCTCCTAGTCGGGCAAGCAAGTAATGTTTGTAGCTGTTGATCTAGATGGAACCCTGTGTGACGGATCACACAAGGTCCACCTGCTAACATTACCGAAATGCCCAACCTCGGGATGGGTCGATCAGGATTGGACCGCTTGGCGAGAGGCTTGCATCGACGATAAGGCTATCGTTCCTGTACTTGAAACTGTGAAGGCACTGGTAGCAGCTAAGCATAAGGTGGAGTTCTGGACAGGGCGGGGGAAAGCTTGCGAGCAAATTACCCGACAGTGGCTTCATCGTTTTGGTCTGGATAAGCTTCCAATCCGTATGCGAGACGATAACATGGGGGAAGTACCCGATCATGTGTGGAAACGCAATTATTTGGAATGGTATGGGAGACCTGACCTTATTCTGGAGGATCGGGTTGCAGTCGTTAATATGTGGCGCGAAGAGGGCATCATGTGTTTTCAAGTCGCACCGGGAGATTATTGATGAGCAAGGAATACATCATCCAGAAGGCAGTTGAAGTCGGCAAGGTTGTAAAGCCTCGCCGTCTACTGCCCGACCAGTACGGCGAACGGTTCATGGCGTTCCGCAAGTACGATGGTTGCTGTGCTGTCCTCAAGGATGGCCAGACCTTCTCCCGTACCGGTGAGAGCTATCAGTGTCTCGACGATGTGGCCAAGTACCTGCATCAACGCGCCCCTGACTTCGTGTTCATTGGCGAGGCATGGTGGCCGGGCAAGGATCAGTTCAACCTGATTAGCGGGGCGTTCCGTCGCCAGCAGACCAATGACGATCTATTCCTGATGCTGCATGATGTTATACCGAAGTCCGACTTCGATTACGGCTCCACCTTCATGCCGTTCCTTGAGAGGGCGTATATCGCCGACGAGCTTGATGGCGTGATGGATGATCGTATCCAGTCTGCCAAGGGCTTTGGATACCTCGGGTCATGGGCCGCCGTGCAGGCTAAGTGCAACGAGATTGTCGATGAAGGCGGCTATGATGGGCTGGTCCTTCGTGACCCCAATGGGCTATGGAAGGCCGGATCAGGCACCACTGGTGAGATCATTAAGGTCAAGAGGAAGCTCAGCTTTGATCTACGGGTTCTTGAAGTCAATACTGCAATCGGAGAGAAAACCGGTCGTGCTGTCTATAAGCTTGTTGTTGACTTCCGGGGGTCTCGTCTCGGTGTCGGCAGCGGGCTACCTCACGACGCGGCTCTTGTCCCCGCTGTTGGAGACATTGTTGAAGTAGAGGCGATGGACTACAGCAGCAACGGGTTGCTCCGGTTGCTGCGGGAGCCTCGCTTTAAGGGTATCCGGTTCGACAAAACCGAGCCTGATGTATAAGCCCTGTCCGCCACGCGGAAACTTCAAAGAACGCTATGTACCCCGGCAGTTGCCTCTGCCGCTTCCGGGGCCGTTATATTCGAGAAAACCCGAACCTAAGGACTAACATGACGCTTTTCTCTGCCTCCATCCAAGCTGCTGCGAACGATACCGACATGAACAAGTCCGCCGAAAGCCAGCTTACTCAGGCAGAGCTTGAGAGGCAGATGGCTGCGTTCGGGAAGGCCCGAGCGGAACGGATGATGGCTCGTAACGAGGACGCTGGCAGCGCCGACAATAATCCCTACGCCAAGGCGGTATTTAGCCGCTATGTCCTACCGTTGGCGACCATCATCCGTGAGGATCTGGCCACTAAGAAGCCGGGCCGCAATCAGGCCCACGTCACCCTGTTGGAGCCTATGGACCCGGAGGCGGTGGCGTTCCTTGCTGTACGCGCCGTACTCAACGAGCTATTTGTAGGTGCTCCTAGCGAGGGCCGGGGTAACTCGGCGCGCCGCCTTATGGCCGGAGTTGGTCGAGCGGTCCACCATGAGCTTATGCTGTCGATGTTCAGCGAAGAAAGCCCTGATCTATTCTACACACTGGTGAACGATCTTGAGCGCCGCATGAGCAAGTCCGAGCGGCATAAGGTCAACATGTTCCGCCTCAAGATGAAAGAAAACGGTATCCCGGTTCCTGAATGGGGACCAGCCGCGCAGCAGCAAGTCGGGGCGTATCTGATCGACCAACTGTCGGTTATAGGTATGCTCGACATTGAGCGCGCCAGTATCTCGGCCAAGCGGGCTGACTTGGTTCGCAATTCGATTGAGGTTTCTCTCAGCGAAGAGGCTGTCGAGTTTATCGGGCAGATTAAGTCGCTCGTCAGTGAGACCATGCCGTACTTCCTCCCGTGCATTGAGCAGCCAAAGGATTGGGTTAGCATCATGGACGGCGGGTACCACACCAATGACATGCGCCGCATTATGCCGTTCTGCGTCAAGGCTCGGGGTGCGTGGTCCGAAGTGGCTGAGCATGACCTTACCCGAGTATTCGCCGCGATCAACGCATTGCAGCGGGTTAAGTGGCAGGTGAATAACAAGATGCTCACTGCTATCCGCCAAGTTGCCAAGCACTTCGATATGGAAGAAATACTATCGCAAGCCGAAGTACCGGCACCGCCCCTCCCTGACTGGCTTATGGCCGATATGAAGGTTGAGGACATGTCGCCTATCGAGCAGGACGAGTTTCGGGCATGGAAGTCGGCTAAGCGCATCTGGCATACGGAAATGAAGCTTAGGGGCACTAAGTACGGGAGGTTCGTTACTGCCACGTCTATTGCCGACAAGTTCTCGACATTCGATGAAATCTACTTTGTGTACTTTGCGGACTTCCGTGGTCGGCTCTATGCACAGACCACCGGCATAAGCCCTCAGGGCAGCGATCTACAGAAGGCCCTACTTCGGTTCGCTAAAGGCAAGCCCTTGGACACGCTGGATGCTGTCAAGTGGTTCTGTGTCAATGGTGCTAATAAGTGGGGCTACGACAAGGTATCCTTGGACAACCGAGTTAAGTGGGTTAAGGAACACCATGATCGTATCATGTCGTTCGCCGAAGACCCGATTAATAACCGGGGCTGGCAGGAAGCAGACGTGCCTCTGCAATTCTTGGCATGGTGCTTTGAGTACGCGGAATGGCGCACTACTCCTGACACGTTCTTGAGCCATCTGCCTATTGGTATGGATGGTAGCTGCAACGGGCTACAGAACTTCTCTGCGATGCTTCGGGATGAAGTGGGCGGCAAGGCTACCAATCTGGTGCCTAGCGATCTTCCCAATGATATCTACCAGAACGTTGCGGACGTGACCACCCTGCTGCTACAGCGGGCTGCGGCTCCTACGGTTCCCGATCTTATAGACGGAGACGAGGATAACCGTAAGGCCCGTCACCGTGCAGAGTTGATGGCGAAGCATAGGACCATGTGGCTTAAGCATGGTATCAGCCGGTCGCTGGTGAAGCGCTCAGTTATGACGCTGCCCTACGGCTCGACCCGGTTTAGCTGCGCTGACTTCATTGTCGCTGACTATCTCAAGATGGGTAAGGCTCCTGAGTTTAGCCGGGACGAATATGGCCCCGCCGCCACGTATCTCAGCCACTTCGTCTGGGAAGCTATCGGGGAGGTCGTCGTCAAGGCCAAGGAGGCTATGGACTGGCTACAGCGGGCTGCTAAGCCTATCCTTGAGAATGACACGGGCATTCGCTGGGTTGTCCCTGATGGGTTCCCGGTTATACAGTACTACCAGCAGTTGAGCCTGCATAGGATCAACACCAAGCTGGCGGGCAATACTAAGATCAGGATATATCAGGATGATGGTGATGGTCCTTGCCCGCGCCAGCATAAGAACGGAGTAGCTCCGAACTTCGTACATAGCCATGACGCAGCACATATGCGTATGGTCGCTGTATGCGCCGCTGCCGAGGGTATGGACCTTGCAATGATCCATGACGACTACGGTACGCATGCCACAGACGCCGCTAAGCTGTATAGGATCATCCGCGAGGTATTTGTTGCCATGTATGAGCAGCACGATCCTCTGGCTGACTTTGCTGTTCGATACGATCTGTCCCCGCCTCCTGAGCGTGGCACACTCGATCTGCGGCAGGTTCTCGCTTCGCCTTACTTCTTCTCTTGAGGGAGTGAGGCGTTTCGGGACCGTATAGCATAGACCGTCGCCGTATCTATATACAGGTAGGGATACCCTAGGAGATTGAACAATATGAATGATCTCTATAGACTAAATCCATCAGTCTATGAAAAGTTAGAACAACAGTTACCTAAACCAGTAGTAACTAAGGATACATCAGAACATCAAACAGGCTATCTGCTTGGTATTCAGTATGTACTGCTAGTACTACGACAAGGGTTTACCATAGATGCAGATAGACCGGCTGGGGAACAAACATTTCGTACTCGTGCGAGATAAGTTCTTAGAACGATCAGAGCAGCTTAAAGAGGCTGCACGCAAGTTCATCCATGCGGACATCGATCCTATGATCGCGCTGAGAAATGTGTATGAAGCGGATAACGCTTATATTGTGGACGGCTATCTAGTAGTCTATGATATCTCGACCATGTGGTGGAGCGATACACCAATCCTAGCTGAGCAGCTTATATTCGCCTTAAACTCTGATGGAAGGTTTTCTTCTGTCATTGAGTTCCTTGAGGCGAAAGCACGGGAGGCTGGGGCTAAATACCTCTGTGTTGGGACGGCGCTGGCAAAGAGCGACGCTGCCCTAGCCTCCGTGTACGAGCGCAATGGTTTCAGCCGTATGGCTATCAACTTGTGTAAGGAAATCTAGACTATGTGCTTCGGCAATAAGACCGCCAAGCGACAGGCCGCAGCTATGGAAGCTCAGGCACGATCGCAGGCAAAGAATGACTTGTTCGCGGCGCAGGGTGCGTCTCAGGCTAAGGAGGCCTCTATTCGTATGGATCAGGCCGCTAAGGCTGCCGCCGAGCTTCTTGCTGCCCCTGTGGCTAAGGCAGAGGTCATGTTGAGCGAAGACGTTCCCGCCGCAGAAATCGATCCTACTACGGGTCGTCGCCGCACTACGCGGTCTTCATTCCAGCTTGCCCGCCGCTCGGGTATTAACATCTAAGGATTGACTATGGCCTTTGCAGGTAATGCAGCAGGCCGGTGGCAGCAGTTGGATGGGACGCGCCGTGGGTTCATTACCCGATGCGAAAACTTCGCAGCCTACACACTACCTAAGATTTGTCTGCCTGATAATCAGAATGACAATAACAGGGACGTGTCGCAGGACTTTCAGGCGGTAGGTGCCCAAGCAACGAACCATCTGGCTAACAAGCTTATGCTAGCTTTGTTCGCCCCTTCACGTCCCTTCTTCCGCCTTGATCCGTCTAAGCAGCTTGCGAGCCAAATCGCTATGGCTGCTGCGGATGAGAGCGTTATTGCGGACATGCTGGCGCAGGCAGAGAAAGCCGCTATTGCTGTACTCGACAAGCGGGCCATTAGGCCTAAGCTGTATGAGGCGGTAAAGCACCTTATTGTAACAGGCAACGTCCTGATTGACCTCTCCGATCACTTCCGGGTTATCGGTATCAAGAAATACTGCGCTCGGCGCTCTCTTACAGGCAAGCTGCTTGAACTCCTTATCGCGGACTGTATGGTTCTCGACGAGCTTGATGATGACATCAGGGCACAGGTTCAGCAGTACCTAGGTAAGAACCCCGATCAGCAAGTCACTCTCTACCGCTGGATTAAGCGGATGGACGATGGTGACTATCATCTTACGCAGTGGGTAGATAACTACCAGCTTCCGAAGAAGTTCAACGGCAAGTGGTCTGAGGATCAGTTGCCCTACCGTGCGCTTACGTGGGACTTGGCCGATGGCCAGCACTACGGCACGGGCCTCGTCGAGGACTATGAGAACGACTTCGGTGGTTTGTCGGCTCTTAGCCGTGCACAGGTTCAGGGCGCTATCCTAGCGTCTGAGTTTCGCTGGCTCGTTAACCCTGCTGGCATGACCCGTCCCGAAGACTTTGAAGGCACGCCCAACGGCGGCGCGCTTCCGGGTAATGAAGGCGATGTCGTACTGGTACAGTCGGGCAAGTCCGGTGATCTACAGATTACCATGCAGATGGCTGGCGAGTACATCAATCGTATTGGCCGAGGCTTCCTTATGGGGAGCACTCTCATCCGCGATGCGGAACGTGTTACCGCCGAAGAAATCCGGTTGGTAGCAAACGAACTTGAAACGGCCCTCGGTGGTGCCTATTCTCGTATTGCTGTCGATTTCCAGATGCCCCTTGCAAGGTGGCTTCTTAAGGATATCGATGTTCCTACGGGCAAGGAAACCTTCGAGCCTACTATTGTTACTGGTCTGGATGCACTGTCGCGAGGCGGTGATCTAGATGAACTTAAGCTGTGGCTGGCAGATGTTGCCGCCGTTAATCAGCTTCCCGACGCCGCTATTGCGGAACTCAAGCTAGGGTCCATCTATAGGGCACTAGCAACCCCCCGTCGCATTAAGGTCGATACATTCCTCAAGTCCGAGGAAGAGAAGGCCGCCGAGCAGGCAGCGATGCAGCAGCAGCTTGCAGAACAGCAGGCAGCACAGGCTGGCATTGATGTCGCCGCTAATGGTGCGATGGTTGAACAGGAGCAAACGCTTTGACCGATACGCCGTCTGTCGATACTCCGGTAATTGATAACCTCTCACGTCCTGAGGGACCGGGTATTACCCTTCCCAAGCCCGTGAACGGTACTGCAACCCCGGAAACCACTGGCACTACGCCAGACCCGCAGACCCCTGCCAATCCGGCAGCTACCCCCGATCCCGCTCAGGGCCAGCCTGATCCGAATAACCTCGCGCCTACGGCACAGCCTAAGGTGGACGAGGTTCCTTCGACGACTGGCGACGATGGTGTGGTACTTTATGACGAAACCGGTGATGCCGGTCTCGATCTGGCCTTGGCCTTTATTGGAAAGCTTGGCATCGCTGGTAATGATCCCGCGATGGTTGCCGCCGCTAATGGCGACTTCACTTTCCTTGAAGCTAAGCTCTCGACCCTCGGCGATGAAGCCCGTGGTTGGGAAAAGCATGTCCAGCTAGGTAAGGACGCATTCCAGCGACAGCTTGATGCGTTTAATGCTGAGCAGACGAAAACGCTGAATGCCGCTCATGCTCTCGCTGGTGGCAAGGCAAATTGGGATAACATCGTGGCGTGGGCTGGTGGACAGGCTACTCCCGATGAGAAGGCCACGCTGAACGCTATGTTTGAAGCTGGTGGTATGCAGGCCAATCTGGCTGCTAAGTCCATCATCGACGCATACAAGTCCGCGACCGGCACTACGATTAACCCGGCTAGCCCTACTCGTGAAGCAAGCTCGGAAGCCCCCAAGGCTCCGACTAGCCTTACACAGCGCGACTACCACAAAGAAGTCGATGCCCTCTACCGACAGCTGGGCAATCGCATGGACGGTTCTCCCGAGTACGCTGCCCTTCGGCAGAAGTATTTCGGACGTTAATTCACAAGGAATAAATAATGCCTCTTTTCGTTGATCCGGGTGCAATTGTTCCCGCAGCGCAGCTTACCCGCCCCGGCCAGCTTGACCAGACCGGTGACATCAATGCGGCGGCTGTAACTGAGTACGGTCAGACCGTGCAGCACACGATCGAGCGTCGCTCGGTTCTGGCTCCCTACGTTAATATGCGTCCGGTACGCGGTACTAACCGCATCGGCTCGTTCGGCTTCGGTGAGAGCACTGTCGGCAAGGTTACGCCGGGTGAAGCTCCTGCCGCCAGCAAGAACGACGTTGGTAAGAACACTCTTATCATCGACACGCTGGTCTATACCCGCCACTTCCTCCCGCTGCTGGAAACCTTCCAGACGAGCTATGACGCGCGCGTTGAGCTTGGCGTCGCGGACGGTCAGGCTATGGCTCAGTTTACCGATCAGGCTTTCTTCATTCAGGCCTACAAGGCTGCGATGGACCTGAACAGCCGGTACTCGGCGGTTAGCGGTAAGCCCGCTGGCTTCAAGGGCGGTAGCAAGGAGACGCTGGCTGCGGCTGGCGATATCAATGACCCGGCCAAGATGTACAAGGCTATCAGCAACCTGATGGCGAAGATGGAACAGAAGGACGTGGTTCCGGGTCAGGACGATGTTATCATCGCTCTGCGCCCTGAGACGTTCTACACGCTTCTGGATGCGGAGCAGATCATCAACGGCGAATACGTGACCGCTCGCGGCACGAAGGTCGAAGGTGCAATGATCTTCAAGGCGTTCGGTTGCCCGGTTATCCGGTCGAACAACATGCCTAACGGTGTGGTTGCGGATCACATTCTGTCCACCGACAACAACGACAATGCGTATGACGGTGACTTCACCAAGCTTGCGGCCCTTGCGTTCTCGACCAAGGCTCTGCTCGCCGGTGAAACCATTCCGCTGACGCATGACCTCTACTACGACAAGATTTTCAAGTCGTGGATCGTTGACAGCCATGCCGCGTTCGGCGTGACCGGAGACCGCAGCGAGTACGCTGGCGCGATCCTGCTGCCGTAATCGACAACTTGCCCGGCCTTCTTCGGAGGGTCGGGCATTTTGCGTGGAGTATAATTAGATGGCTGCATTGACAGTGCTTGGTGTGGTCAATGATATGCTGGCAACGTTGGGGGAATTGCCCATCAATGCGTTGGAAGAGGGGCATCCTATGGTGCCTACCGCCCTTCGTATGATTGGCACTGCTTCTAGCATGACACAGGCTAAGTCGTGGTGGTTCAACAAAGAGCTTACCGATCTAGTTCCTGATACCAGTGGCTTCATCTACCTACCGAACGATGTTCTGCGGGTTGACCCTCAAGCCTCTAATCTTAATTACGTTCAGCGTGGTCGTCGGCTGTATAAGCCGTTTGAGACTAGCGCGAACGACAAGTATAAGTTCAAAGAGAAGGTTCGGTGCTGGTTAGTACGTGAGCTTCCCTTTGACGACCTGCCAGTCCCTGCACAGCATGTCGTGTCGTATGCCGCTCAGTTGGAATTTATGAAGGCCTATGAGGCAGATCAACAGAAAGTCGCTCAGGTGACTAATATGTACTCTCAGGCTCTCATGCAGCTTAATGCGGACCATACTCGTAACTCTGACGTTAACATCCTCCGGCGACGGGGTGGTGTCTATGGCGGGCGGACTGAGATTGGTGTTGTGCGCTTGCAGGATGCACTGAACCACTATTAAGGATTGACAATGGGCAAACTGTCTGGCTCCTACGAGAGCGTAGTTCGCGGAGTGTCTGAGCAGGCTGCACAGCTTCGGCGGAGCGGCCAGCATTTTGCTCAGGTCAACATGATTTCTGACCCTGTGCGCGGCCTTGCTCGCAGGCACGGGTCTAGGCTACAGGATGAAGTGCTTACTGATATCCCGGCTGAGCAGTACGCTGCACTGGTCGCGGATACGGCTGACCACCGAACCTACACGTTTTATGTCGGACCTACGGAATATGATCTCATCGTCCGTACTTCTGGCGATGATAGCGGCCTTGGCAAGAACGGGTTCGCATGGTGCTTTAACAAGGTCACTGGCGAGTTTATCCCCGTAGTGTATAGTGCTGGCGATCCTGTACTCGACGAGTTGCTGGAAGGCGGCGTATCCGCAGCAGTAAACATCGGTCGGTACATGTATCTTGCGGGCAACACTATTGTCCCGGCTGCTACTACCTCTGATAATTGGGGCGCTATCTCGAATAGTCGGCATCTTGCTGCCACGGTGCTGGTAGGTGCCTACAGTCGCAAGTTCTCGGTTACTCTGCGTCGAGCAGATAACACCTTCGTGACTGGCGAGTACACTACCCCGTCGAGCAGCTATCCGGGTGTTCTCGATACCTCTGACATTCCTCTTTACCTCCCCGGCACCACTGACCCTGATCCTGAGTATCAGAAGAAGGTCAACGACCGGGTGAACGCATATAACAGCGCTGTGACACAGTGGATCGGTACGGCGGCGGCGGGTATCACCCCGGCTAATATCGTGGAGCAGATCGCACTGGACCTCGTGTCCAAGGGCGTGACTACCGCGACTAGCGAGGCGGGTACGTTGATCGTTGATGACGTTGATTTCGTTAGTGCCACGGGTACTGACGGCGGCGACGGCTCTCTTATCCGGGTCGTCGGTGCTGACGTTGACAATATCGACTTGGTGAATACGTACCATTGGGTTGGTAAGATCGTTCGGGTTCCTCCCGAGACTACCACTGGCAATGCGATCTACCTCAAGGCTGTGGCCAAGGACGGACAGAGTACCGGATGGGCGGAAGTGATCTGGCGGGAAACTGCTGGCTACTCCATCCAGCCCGAGACGGTGTTCGCCATGTGCACGGTTGAGGGAGAGACGTTGTACATTGCGGGATCGCCGGACGAGCTTTCGACTATCGCCGGTATTACTGTTCCCACGTATAAGGCTAACACGGTCGGCGACGACCTCAGTAGCCCGGTGCCCGAGTTCTTCGGGAAACACATCGATTACCTCGGAATGTTTCAGGATAGGCTCGTAATCGGTTGTGGGGCAACGCTACTCTTTAGCCGACCGGGAGACTACCTTAACTGGTTCCGCAAGTCTGTGGCGACTATCGCTGATGATGACCCTTGGGAGGGCTTTGCTCTCGGGACCGAGGATGACACCATCAAATGGTCAACGCTGTATGATCGTAACCTTCTGCTTTATGGTAGGCGCTTTCAGTATGTTGTGAATGGGCGACAGCCTTTCACTCCTAAGAACGCATCTATCGTCGTCTCTACCGCGTTTGAGGACGCTATCGATGCTTCGCCTCGGGCTACTGGTAACTTCGTCATGTACGCGAAGTATTCCGGCAGGCCGGGTTCCGAAGTGTCCTCGGTCCATCAGGTGCAGGCAGGTGCAATTGCCGACACCCCTGAGAGTTACCGTATTAGTCAGCAGCTTGACACTTACCTTGCGGGCATCCCCCATGAGATTGTCACGCTAACGGCTCCTAATATGGTTCTTCTCCGGACCAAGAAAGAGCGTAATCGCATCTTTACCTACAGTTATCTTGACGAGCCTCAACAGGGCCGCCTATTCGATAGCTGGTCCCATTGGGAATGGACCGATCATGTCGGTAAGCTTATAGGGCTTAGTTTCGACAGTGGTGACATCTTGGCCTATCTGATTAAAACCGGTGTGGCCGAGGACGGTACTGATGCTGTATGGGTTTCTGCTGAGAGGTTCGTTCGCGACACCACCTTGTCAGATTACCCGTATCTCGACAGTCTGCGCCCTGCGGTGCAGTACGAAACCGACGCGGAGTTTTCTTACCTCAATCCGACATACGGGCCGACTGAGGGCCATGCCATTGCAATTGAACGGGGCAACCTACGACAGTTCATTGGCCAGCCTCTGGACGGTTACGATGCCTTCATCGAAGCTTATCCTGATTTTGTGGACCGTGCGTGGGTTGGTGCAGATTTCCCTGCCCTTGTCACGCCTACTAATCCGTATGCCCGTGATCGTAATGGGCAACCTATTCTCTCCGGCAGGCTCACGCTTGGTGCTGTAAAGGTTGCCGTATCGGACACTGGTGGTATGGATGCTTACGTCACCCGTAATAGGGTTGAGCGTAAGGTTCTCAATTTCAATGGTCGCATCCTTGCCGATCTTAGCAACATTATCGGTGTGCAGCCGATTGTCTCCACTGCTGTCAGCGTGCTGGTAGGTGCCGAGGTAAGAGAGTGCACGTACACCCTTAAGGCTAAGACGTGGTTGCCGTTGACCATCACCAGCATTGACTGGCAAGGTCAGCTATTCTTCAACACTAGGCGCGCATAAGGAGGCGCTATGGGTTCCGTATTCTACGGTCAAGCCAGCGCTATCGTAGCGCAAGGTCAGGTAAACGCCCGGCGTATCACTACCAAGTCTGGTAATGAGCGTCGGGTCGCTATGACCGACCTACAGCTATTCAGCCAGTCTCTCGGAAATCGGAAGATCATGGAGGCTGCTGGAAAGAACATTAATGCCTATGGCGAGAACATCGCTAAGAACCTTGAAGCTTCCACTATGGGAGCCTTTCAGGATCAGGTAAGGGCATCTGAGGAATTGGGGGCCGTCACTGCGATGGCCTCCGCTGCCGGTGTCGGTGGATCGAGTATCGAGGCGTACAACGCAACTCTGGCTACGGTAGAGGGGCTTCGTACTGAGCAGCTTAATAGGCAGTTCGGGCGCGAGCTTTATGCTGCCCGGCAGGCGCGCGGTGACATTCTCACTGATGCCGTGGATAGCTTCGACCGCAATGTTTACAGGGCGGATATCGACGTATCTACCTACATGGATGTCAAGAAGCCGAGCTTCCTCTCGGGGGCGCTTACTCTGGGCCTCACGGCTGCTGCAACCTACTTCGGTGGGCCTCAGGCTGGACAGGCTGTGCTATCGTTCCGTGAAAGCCAGATGGCTGCTGAGCGGGGTGACTTCGCCTCTGCCAGTGCCTCTATGACCGGAGCATTCACTAGCGCCATCGGTGCCGTGAAGACTTACCGGGATACCGGAGGTAATCTCTGGGGCAGTAACAAGGGCAGATCGAAGAAGGACTATGATCCCTACATGGGAATATCCTTCGGCTCGCCTACAGCGGGTCCATAATCAGGAGACATTGACTAATGGCCACTGGCTACGATAATAGAGAGACCGGGCGTAGCTCGTTCTCGTTCGAGCCTGCGCGTGCCGCTCAAAGCCGTATCACTCAGGGTGGCGGCTTTCGAGGCATTCAGATGCAGGGCGGTGAGACTTCCGTTGCTGCGGGCATTGCGGCGGCTAGTCAGATGACTGAGGCCGGACCCGTTGCAGGGCAGCTTGGGGCGTTCTTCACGGACCTCCTTGCCCCGGCTATCGAGCGCCGGAAGAAGGAAGAATTTGTACGCGGGATGGTGGACCAGATGTCCGCTGTATCCGGGGAAGAAATCCGGGTTAACAACAAGAACCCGCTTAACACTATCTTTGGGCCTAGTGCCTATGAAGAGGGTGCTGTGTTCTTCTCGGCTAAGGATGCTGTCAATCAGTGGCAGTCCCGTATGCTGTCGGACATGGACAATCTTAAGCGCTTGCCTCCCGACGAACTTACCAAGGTTGTGGCCAAGTCTTTCGAGGCTATGACCACTGGTGATCGCTTTACCGACCTTGCTGTTGAAACGTCGCTCATCGAAAGCTCTCAGCCCGTTATTGGCGCTATCGCTAAGGAACGGTACAAGTGGCAGCAGAGCGAGGCGCTTAACAGTTGGAGCACTTCGGTTGCATCTTCGGGGACAGCGTTCCAGAAGCAGATGACTTCGCTGGCAAGCAATAGTGCGCCGAGCGATGCAGGCAACCTCGCTGCTAACGCCGCCCATAACAACTTCCTGTCATCCTTGCAGCTTCCCGCTGGAATGGACGAAGAGACGTACCGTAAGGGACTGATCGGGTTCTACAGGCAGGCGGCTCAGGAAGGCAATGGTTATGCCGTTACTGCCCTTAAGCAGTCTGGGTTCCTCAACCTGCTCACTGATGAAGAATTGGTGCGTCTTGAGGATGCCGAGCTTAAGTACGGTAATCGTGAGCTTGGTCGGGTTGCTATGAAATATGCGCCGGAGATTGACAAACTGAACTTCAACATGGAGTTTGGCAAGGTTAGCTCTACCGATGCAATGGCTGAATTGGCTACGATCAACGAGCGCATTAAGTCCGAGACTGGCTTTGACATCGACTTGTTCGACTATAAGGAAGTTACGGGCGCTGGCAAGAACGTCTGGACCGCACTACATTCCGAGTTGCGTAGGCAGGAGGATCGCCGGTGGCAGGTCGAGGATATGGAGCGTCGTGAGCAGTTTGAGCGAGAGCGCGAAGAACGCAAGGCTCAAGACGAGGCTGCACAGGTGCAGATGGCTTGGGGCGCTGGTCGGGTTAAGACCGCAATGGCTCAGGGCATCGGCTCTACCGGCAACTTCGATGTGCTGGCGCAGGCTGACTATGCCTCGGGCAACTGGACCAACATGGTTCGCGCCTACAATAACGATCAGTGGGTATCCGGCCTTGTAAGGGATCAGGTACAGGCTCAGATCAGCAGCAGCATGGGACAGGAGTACAACAAGGACTTCGAGCAGGGATACCGTAAATTCTCCGCGCTGAACAAGGCTAAGCCTGCGGCAGCGATGGCGTACTATGGTGACTTGTACACCCCGATGCTCGCGTATGAGCGCATGGTGACGACAGGCCGCGTTACGCCTACTCAGGCATTCCAAAGGGCCTTCGCTAACCCTGCTCAGTATGCGCCTACGCCTGACATGACTACTGAGGCTAAGAAGGCCATCACTTCGTGGGTTGACGACAACCGTGGTCGAGGATGGGTTATGGGTAGCTGGATTGGTCGTGATGGGCTTACGTCCTCGGGCAAGTCGGCACTGACTGCTTCCATGTCTCGCCAGCTTGGCGTTATGATGAAGAACACGGATATGCCCGTTGAGGCACTGATCCCTAACCTTTATCAGGACTTGATCCGCAGTGGCGCATTTGAGGATTATGGGCGACTTGGCTGGTCTAACAAGCCGGGCACTCCTAACCTCGGTCGCCAGCTTAATCTACAGCAGGATGAGGCCGATGAGGTCGTTCAGGCTGTTGTGGACAAGAAGCTTAAGGCTACTGGCTTTAGCGACGGTGTTAAGGGAGATAACTTCGATATCCGGCGTATTCGCGATCAGCGTGGTAACATGATGCTTGCGGTCACGCCTTACGATGACGAAGATGGTGCCG